GCGCCGCGGAAGGTCAGGGCGACCGCGTTGCCGTTGGCCAGGCCCCATTGCCGGATTACGTCCGGCTCATAGTCGTAGAGGGTGAATTTTGCGTCGATCGCCTCGACCAGACCCATGTCCAGCTTGATCTTTCCGGACATTCCGCCGGCCGCGTACTCCTCGGTAACGATGGAGAGCTCCGGGAGCTCCAGATCGGCCTTGCCGGCGTAGCCGCGGCCGTCGACGAATAGGCTATACGCCTTGAGAACTGAAGGGATTGCCATGATGGGATGCTCCGATTAGGCGGCCTGGGGGATGATCTCTGACAGGTAGTCGTTGACCAGGTGCGAGCGGAAGGTGATGCGCTCAGCCGGATAGGGCGGCGTGAAATCGAAATCGAAGTACACCCGCCCGAGGGCGATCTGGTCCGGGGTATTGAGCTCCTCGTCCGCCCAGCAGCGCCCGCCGATCACCGCGCCGATGGCGGTGAGGTGGGCCAGGTAGGCGTTCACCGACTCCAGCACGTCCTCCACATAGGTGCGCGTGATGTTGCGGTCCACCGCCCACAGGTGCGAGCGCAGGAGGCTCTCGTGGATCATGTCGGCGGTGCGACGCACCGAGAGGAACGCCCATTTGGGATCCGCCGAGCACGAGCGATTGCCCCACAGCCGATAGCCATCCTTGCGGATGATGGTCGCCACCTCGTTCTCGTTGAGATAGTTGGCGCGGCTGCTCGGGTCGCCCAGCTCGAAGTCCACCGCGCGCGACGTGCCGGTGATGCCCTGCATCTCGCGATTCGACGGGCTCCACCAGAACCCGCGCTCGTTGTCGCTCTTGGCGATGATGCCGGCCACCCGCGGGCTGGCCGCCTGGGTCGCCTCGGCATTGGTGGCGGTGTCGAAGACCTTCACGGCCGGGTCGATGATGTAAAGCCGGTCCGATCCGAAGTTGCCCCGGTAGGTGATGGCCGCCGCGTCCGTGGTGTTCGGGCCGTCGGCCACCACCACCGCGCGCAGGCGCTCGGCGATGCCCACCAACTCCGCCACGCACGCTTGCTCATCGGTGAAGCCGGGGGCGATCAGGATGCGCGGCACCACATGCACCACGCTCTCCGCGCCAACCAGGGCATGCACGCCGGTCCCTGCGGCGCCGGAGCCGATCACGTTGGCCAGGGTCGCCGCGTCGTCCACGCCCTCGGCCACGCGCACCACCACCACCCAGGCCCCGGCCTGGTCCCAGATGGCATCGAGCGCGCCCGGGATGGTCCCCTCGGACCCGAAGCGCGCCGCCTCGGTGCGCTTGGTGACCAGCACCGGCGTATTGAGCGGCAGGGCCGCGTCGGCGCCGCCGGCCAGGAGCAGGTGCTTAGCGGTCGACTCCACCACGCCGGATCCGTCGCTCCCGGAGAGGTCGTTGACCGCCACCAGGGCGGCGGCTGCGCTATGTGCCTGCACCGCGCTCATCACCTCGCTGGCAAGACTCGCGACCGCGCCTCCGGAGTCGGTCTCCAGGTTGACGGTGATGGTTGTGCCAGACACCCCGACCGAGAGCGTCTGACTGACGGCGCCCGGGTCGCGGAGGTAGATCGCGATGGCATTGCCCGCTGAGCCGGAGGCCTGTGCCGTCCACACGATGCCGCTATCGGTCATCTCGTCGCCCGTGGTCAGCGTCGCCGCAACCGCGGCCTCGGCATCCGCGGCGGTGCCCACCAGACCGATCACGCTTGAGCGGACGGTGGTGATCGGCCGCGCGCCGTCGTCCACCTCGACCACTTCGACGCCGTGCAGGAAGTCAGTTGTCATGTCTTTGCCCTCGAGTTACGCAAAAGCCGAAATGTGCCCGGTGAATCGGATGTTTCTATCCTTCGAACCGGAGGTTGGCTCGTTGTAGAAGCTCGCGCCGATCACCGCGTAGCGCGAGCTGGAATCGACGTAGCTCTGCGCGCCCTGCGTCGAGATGTTGTCGATGTTCACGCCCACGACTGCCGACTGGGCAGCGCGCGGAGCGCGCGCCCAGTTCAGCGTCAGGGTGATGGTGCGCAAATAGTTGTTCACCGAATCGAGCGTATACAGCGCGGTATCGTCGACGTTCAGCGTGGCAATCAGCGAATCCTGGTTACGCAACGCCGTGACCGTTGGCAAGCTGCCCGCCGACCCGGTGACGACCTTCGCCAGCAGCACGTCGAAAGCCGTGGAGTCGAAGCCCCCGCCGCTCGAGGCATCCGGCGTCCCGCGCAGGCCAGCCGGGGTGCTATCGCTATCCGTCCCGCGCTGGGTGTAGAGCAGCAGCGCACCACTGCCATCGACCTGCGCGCGCAGGTAATAGGTGCTCGAGGCCAGCAGGTCTGCCGAGGTGTACGCGCTGGTGCTAAATGTGCGCTGGCGTCCAGTGGCTGAACTCACCACCACCTCGGCGCACGTCAGGCGGGTGCCCGACGCCACGCTCACGCGCCCGCCGGCTGTCGCCGTGGCCCGGGTGACCGTGAGCCTGTTGTCGCTGGTGGCAATGCTCGGGTAAGGCAGCGCCGCGACGGGCAGCTCGGTAAGGCTCGCAATGCGGTCATAGAGCCACTTGGTGCGGTTGGCGAGCTGCACCAGCGCGCGATTAGAGGCGCCGCCAACCCCGCCGAGCACCAGGTCGGTGGTTTCCAGCTGCGTAATCGCCGGCTCGTAGGTCGATGTCTCAACGATGTCCGTCATAGTAGGCCCCCATCGTTTTGCTCCGATCCGTCATAGGTATGCACCCCGTCGTAGTAGAGGCCGTATCGGTAGAGCGCTGCCAGCTTGCTGCGCTCGTTCTTGGCGGCGTCGATGCGCCGGTTGATCTCGGCGATCAGCCCGGCCGTGAGCTCGCCCGTGGTGCCGCCGCTCACCGCGTTGGCTGCATTGAGCAGCACCGCGAATTCATAAGGGCCATACGCGTTCCCGTAGGTCTTGGACCCGTCGTAGGTCCGCGATCCGACATAGCGCTGGTTGGTCCCCTCGAGGATCTCCACATCCTCGAAGCCGAGGCGCGCCAAGCTCTGCTTGACCGCCCAGGGCGTGCCCTTGTGTCGGTGCAGCTCGATCGACTCCGCGATCGCCGCGCGCTGAACCTCCTCGGGCCAGGCAGGGTCCCAGTCATCGACCGACAGCGCCCAGGCGAGCCAAGGCAGATGCGAGGACGGGCAGGTCTCCGGGCGCCACAGGTCTGGGATCGGCACCGGCACGCTGCTCAGGCGCTTGCCCGCGGCGGCGCTGATGGCGCGCTCCTGCGGGCTGGCAGAGAGCGGCAGCAGGTGGGCGTCGTCGCTCACAGGTCGGTGCCCGCGTGGGTGATGGTGATGCCGGTGCAGTACCCGGCCTCATCGTCGGCGATCACCAGGTCGGCAGCCGGTGCCGTCAGTGTCACGTTTTGCACGCCGGGCTGGTGCAGCGCCGCGAACAGGGCCGAGCGCGTGATGTCGTGCCCCAGGGCGTGCAGGTCCGCCACCAGGGCTTCGACCGCCGCCTGTGCGGCAGCCAGAACGGCCGCGGAGTCGGGTCCGGCGTAGGTGGTCAGGGCCGCACTCACGGTGTAGTCGACGATGCTGGCAGCGCTCACGTAGACGCGATCGGTGAGCGGGCGTACCCGCTCGTCCGTCAGGGCCGCGGTCACCGCGTTGAGGGTCGCGCCGCTCGGCGTGCCGTCGGCCTCGTCCGAGAGCACCACCACCCGCACCTCTCCAACCAGGTCGCCAGCCGACTCCGGGGCGTAGACGTACACATCCTTCACGTGGCTGTCGGATGCTAGGGCGTGCCACACATACGCCCCGCGGCTCCCGGCCACGGTGTAAGCCTCGGGGGCAAGCTGGATACGCACGCGAAACCGCGCGTCGCTCTCGAGCACCTCCTCGACAGGCGGCGTGGCCTCTGGATTGGCGGCCACCACCACCGCCCGCGCGACGCCGAAGAGCGCCCCCAGGTGATCGAGGTCGCTGCCGGTGGCGGAGGCAAGCATCACCGCACGAGCCGCGTCGTTGACCCGACCTCGCAAGATCAGCTCACGGTATGCGCACACCTCCAGGAGCTTGGTCAGTGGCTCACTCTCGAGCGCGAGCACCTCCGCAAGCTCAGGCGCGCGCGTCGTAAGGTCTGCCTTGAGGTCGACGAGCACCGACTCGAAGTCGAGAGCCTCAACCAAATCGGGCGGCGTCAATTGGGAAAGGTCGATCGCGCTGAAGGAGCTCATACCACCAGGCCCTCCAGTCGCGCCGGCTCACCCGTCGGCAGGTAGCGCAGGTCGAGATCCAGACTGATGTGCCCAGGGTCCGCGGCGCCCACCTGCACCCGCTCCACCCGCACCCGCGGCTCCCAGCGCGCGATCGCGCCGGCGGTGGCCTGGATGATGTCCACCACCGTCACCGCGTCCATCGGCGCATCCACCAGGGCGAACAGGGCCGAGCCGTACTCGCGGCGCATCACCCGCGATCCGATCGGCGTGGCCAGGATGTCGCGAATCGACTGGCGTAAATGCTCCAAGGTGCCCAACGTCCGACCCGTGGTCGCGCTCATGCCGCTCATACCGGCTCACCCGTGTTGCCGCCGCCCGGCTGCACGCCGTCATGGACGTGGTGCACCTGGCTGATGCCCTCGGCGATCTGGTCGCCGTCGCTGGTGATGTCCTCAGTCACGTGGAGATTGCCGGTAATGGTCACCGTCGCCCCCGCGCCGCCGCTGGTGGTGATGCCCTGCTGGGCATTGACCAGCTCGCTGACGGTCAGCGTGCCGGTGATGGTGGTATCTCCCGTGATGCTCACCCCGCCGTCCGCCACCACGGCGGCGGTGGCCCCGGCCGGCAGGGTCGCCCGCAAGGCGTGGGCCGCGCGGTCGTACTCGATCACCGCGCCGTCGCTGTAGGTGGTGCGCTGCACATCTGGCGAGGCGGCCGGGGCCGCGTAGTCCGCCTGGTAGATCGCGCCCACCACCA